TTGTACTTGTACACGCTATGATATTGGTCCATACACTACTCCCTTCCGGGGCCGCGGCTGCAGCCGCCTGGCCCCATGGGCACACTGGCCCTATTTTTGGGCACACTGGCCCTATTTTGGGCACACTATCCCTATTTTTGGGCACACTGGCCCTATTTATTGGCCTTGTAGATATTCAGCCCTATCTTCATGCCTGGCGCGCCATCGACATTCTGGTTGCCCTCTGTCGAGGCAATTATGATGCTTTTCCCCGATGCACTGGCCCCAAAATCCTTGCTCAGGTCCACTGTGATAACCAATTTGTTGCCGGTTTTCTTCATTTCAACATTCTTCATTTAATACATACCCCTTTCTTTGAGCCCCCGTTCGGCAGGTGGCCCGGTCCATATAGCATTGTTCTCATGTTGTCTGGTACTCTATGGGGAAGGATTCGGACTGCTTCACCTACTCAACCGCCGTATGCTCAACGGCCCTGTCGCGGTTCTTGTTCGGTTTTGCAGCGCCCTCGCCGCCCCCGGTGAACACATTGTAGCATGGCATTGCCATAAAAGTCAATTACTTTTTTCGGCCATGCCGCAAACAGTGGTGCGGCGGGGCCTGGCGTGTTATAATTAGGCTGGTAGGATACCCGGAAGCCAGGCGGCCCCTTTTTTGGAATAGGGGACCGCGTTTTTTTGCATTATATAGAAGTAACTCGTCGAACTGGCCAGCGATGCAGCAATGGCGGGCTTTCCAGGGGACGTAGGGACGCGGGACATTTTTGTCCCGCCTGGTCTGTTCTGGTCCCAGGCAGATGGACCCGGGCAGCCGGGCCCCTCGATACCCTACAAACCCCGAGCTTTCGGGCCTTGTGCACAGACTCCCTAGTTCTGTATACACCGAAACGTAGTAACGGCGGCCCTTTGCGCTGGTTCCCTGCTGCATCCTATTGATGACAGCCAGCAGCCGGGGCCCGGCTGCGAAAAGCATTGCAGGCCTTGGCCACCTGGTATACACGCCCCCAGGCCCCAAATTTCGGGCTTCCTGGCCCCGCGGCTCGCCAGCTATATATAGAAGCAATTCTTTTCGCCGCAGCCGGGGGAGGGGGGGGCTGTCCGGCGCCCGGCAGGGGACCCATATAGGTTCTGCTCCCCACCGCCTGCGTGCCAAAATTAACCTTTTTACAATAATTTACATTCTGCGCTCCCTGGCCCAGTAGCCGCCCGTTCTTCTGGTCCAGATGCAACCTTTAAGGAGTGCCTCTTTGGTAAAATTTTCTACAACTACCATATATATCTTGCACTGGAGTAACTCCGCCCCACATTAACGTTGCCAGCGAGCGTATTGCTGGACGCCGCTCGGGGGAGCGGTTATTCCCCCATATCGTGCCAGATTGGCCCAATTGGTAGGGCAACTGTCTTGTAAACAGTCGATTGTGGGTTCGAGTCCTACATCTGGCTCCATGTTCATTCCTTTCCTCCTTTCTTTTTTTCTTTGATAGACCCGGCGCGCCTCTCAGGCACCTGGATGAGGCTAGTGACTATAAACTCACTCACTCTGGTTAGGTGCGACGCGAACCAGGCCGGGTCAATTTTTTTGGTATTAACCACCTGGAGGTGTGCTTATGTCGACAGATTGGACCGTTTTAGCCGGGATTCTGGAGAGACTGGGTGCCCAAATAGCCTTGGTGAAAGGGGGTGGTTCGCGGCTCAACACCGCGCAATAAGCTCAAAATAGGATTCGGCGGCACAGTTAGTTGCCAAAATATACGCTATATATATGGTGACTGTGCGCCTGGGTTATACCCGTCATTATGGGCCAGGGGTGGGAGGCTGACGGGAAAAAATATCACAATATACCCGGTGGGTGTATTTATTATGTAAGGAGGCGAGCCCGTGGCGAGCAATGTTGTCATGCCCCCCTGGGCAGCCGACAAGAAAGTAACTTTGCCCCAACTGGAACCCTTTGCGGGGGTAGAGCCCCCGAGTGCCAACGAGATTAGAGACTTGTGCCGTTTCCACTCGCCCGAGTGCGTGGACATACTCTTAGACATTGCCCGGCGCAGCAAGTCCGACCAGTCCCGACTGACTGCAGCCAATGCCATCCTGGACCGCGGGTGGGGCAAGCCCGTCCAGAGTATCGCCGACCCGGATGGTTCACCGCTGGGGAGCGGCTTCCTGAGCCGCCTGCAGGGGCTGGACATACAAGAGCTGCGGTCCTTGGCCATTGACGCCGAGTTTTCGGTCATAACGGGCAATGAGAGGCCCGGTAAGAAGCGGGGACGGCCCAAAAAGGCGCTGCCGAAAGGGGATGATGACCCGGATGGCGAGGACAACACCTAAAGCCAGAGTGCCCAGCCGCAAGAAAAAACCCATCATAGACTGGGACGCGGCGGCGGAGTTGCTGGCCCCTCGGTATCGCACCTTTTACGCCGACCCGCCGTGGTTTCTAAAGGGTATGTACGGCAAATCGGTGTCTGAGTGGGCAGCCAAGCGGGGCTATGCAGCCATGACACTGCAACAGCTCAAAGAGGTCCCGATTCAAGACCTGTGGCACCCCGACGGGTGTCATCTGTACCTATGGAGCAGTAATGCACTGCTCCCCGACTCCCTGGAATTGATGAAATTCTGGGGTTTTGACTACATAACTGCCATTACCTGGCTGAAAGAGGAGCCAGCCGTAGGATATTATTACCGCTCCATGACCGAACAGTGCCTCTTTGGGGTGCGACACGGCAAGGGGACCAGGAAGAATCTGCCCGTGCGGACTGTTAAGGGGGAACCGCAGCGCGGTGAGACCGCGTTTTATAGTCCCCGCGAGCCCGCTTTCCGCAAGCCCGACAAAATGCGGGAAATCATCGAAAAAGTAAGCTATCCGCGCTACCTGGAGATATGGCCCAAAGAGACATTCCCTCACTGGGACACCTGGGACGGTGCGCACGAGCCGATACGGCGAAACCTGGAGGACACCTCAGTCCCTGGGCGGCCCGAGATAATAAGAGGGGAGTGATTTGGTGGCCAAGGCCAAGCCGAAAGGTGAACCACCCATTCATCCAATAGCGAATCCGCCTCGCAGCGGGCCCATGTCCCTGGAGGATGTGGTACAACTGGCCGCCAGGGTTGAGTTCATGTGGCGGCAGGCAATGAATAATTGCCTATTTTACATCAAGAACTACGTCATGATTGAGGATAAAGACTCGCCCGACCCGGTGTGCCGCTTCGAGATATGGCCCAAGCAGGAGGAAGCCCTGGACGTGTTCCTCCACCATCGATTGTCGATAGTGCTCAAGGCCCGGCAGCTCGGTTTGTCGTGGTTATCCATTGCCTATGCTTCCTGGCGGATAGTGTTCCGGCCAGGATATACGGTCATTGCCCTATCCAAGCGCGAGGACGAAGCCCTGGAGCTGGTCCGGCGTATGAGATTCATTCTCAAATATCTGCCCAAGTGGATGATTCAGGAGAAGAAGTACGCCTCCAAGGACTTCTCTGGTCCGGTGTGGGAGGCAACTACGTCCATGGTGACAATATATCATCCCGACTCAGAGCCCGCGACATTCAAGTCATTCACTTCCAGCGAGGACAGCGCCCGGTCGTTCACGGCCAACCTGGTAATCCTGGACGAATGGGCCTTCCAGCAGTTTGCGGGCAAAATATGGTCCGCCGCCTTCCCGACCATTAACCGCCCTGGAGGCGGGCAGGTCATTGGCATTTCAACGGCCAAGATGGGGACCTTCTTTGAGGAGACCTGGGATGGTGCAGTGATAGGCAAAAACGACTTCAAGCCCGTGTTTCTCCCTTGGTGGAGCGACCCGCGCCGAACCCAAGAGTGGTACGACAACACCAGGCGGAACTTGCCACACAGCTACCTCCAGGAGTACCCTAGTACGCCAGAGGAGGCATTTTCAGTCGGCGAGATGACGGCTTTCCCGGAGTTTGACATCGATGTTCATGTGTGTCCGCCCTTCCCCATCCCAAGCCATTGGCGTCGCTGGATGGCGGTGGACAACGGCTACGATGACCCATTCTGGTGGGGCTGGCTGGCGGTCTCGGAGGACGGCGACGTGTATCTATATCGAGAGTTCACGCGGTCCCCTGGAGAACCCAAGCTGACCTACTCGGAACAAGCTGCCAAAGTAGCTGAGCTCTGCACCTATGTTCGTTACGAGGGTGGGATGGAGGTTCCGTTCCTGGAACCCCTGGACTATATAGTATGCGGCAAGGATGCCTGGAACACTCATCACAGGGATGTGACGGGCAAGAATCTCATCGACTACTACCTGGAAGGGGGGCTAAGACACGCCAACTTCATTCCGGCCATCACCGACCGGAGGTTGCGCAAGGTTACCATGCACGAGTACCTGCGGCCCGAATATGATGCGAACATAGGCAAATATCGGGCAAAATTAACCATATTCAGTTCATGTAGTACAATTTTGGACACGTTGCCGCGCTTACCTAAGGACGAGAAGGACCCGGAGAAGGTGGCCGACTGCAGCATTGACCACTGTTTAACGGGCGACACCTTAATTGACACCATCGGCGGGCAAGCGGCCATTAGGGACTTAGTGGGCAAAGAGGGGCTGGTTCACTGCTACAACGAGGAGCTTGAAGCGCATACCGTTGCCAGGTTTTTCGATGTTCATAAAACAGCCGCCGATGTCCCGGTTTTCGAGGTGACATTGGACGATGGCCGCAGTTTTAAGGCCACGGACTATCATCCGGTTCTCACCAGCGAGGGCTGGAAGCTGGTCAGTGAACTCCAGCCGGGCGACGAAATAGTCGACATAGGCCCTGAATTAATCGACCATTAACGAAGAAAGGACGTGCGCCGTTTGCGGGGAACATTTCGAGATTAACAGATACGAGGGAACAGTAACTTGTTCTCGAAAATGCGCCGCGAAGCTCATGATTACCACCCGAAAGGAGCGTGTTTATGGCAAAAGTAGTAGCGGTTAAGGCCGCGGGCAAAGAGGATGTATATAACATGGAAGTCGAAGGCCGCCACAACTTTAGTGTTGAGGGCGGCCTCATTGTCCATAATTGCTATGACGGCCTTGGTTATGGCATTTTGTCGTATCATGTCGGCCAGTCTGAATATACCAGGGAGGCAGCTCCCATGATTCGACAACACAAAGAAAAAGTAGCTAATCGCCGGAAGCGGCGCCGATATTAAAAGGAGGAGTTTTAGTGGCACACCCATCAGAATGTCAAGTAATCAACCAGGTGTTCGGAAGCGTCTTTTGTCAGAGCTTCAACTGCTCGAAGCGGGCTGACTACTCCATAGGGAGATTGATAGGGCCCATGAGCTTGAGGATGAACCTATGCGAACAGTGTACCGTCGACCTCTTGGTAAATAGTCCCGATGCCTTGTGGGAGCAAGCATCCCTAGTCAGGGCGGCTCGCAAGACGGAGGAGGATACCAAGGAGGAAGAAGTCGCCGCTACTCTGGCCGCAGAGAAGGAGTCCGCCATGCCAGTTTTCGCTTGCAGTAAGTGTGGGGCCACCTTTAGAAATGCCTTAGTGGCTGAGGGACATCAGAAGAAATGTACGGGGGGCGGTGATTAATGGGCATACTCGATGACCTGAAGGTAAAGTTCCGAGGGGCCGGACAGGACGTCTCCTGGGTAGACCCGCCCGACGAGACAGGTATACCCCCAGGGGAAGCCCCAAAAGTCGACCCCTACTCTAGTTACGACGAGAAAGCACTCGTCGACTGGGTAAACAAGGAATATGACCGCCGCCAAAAAGAGCGCCGGGAATTTGAGGCCCGCATGACCTTAAACCTGGCGTTTTTTGATGGGAACCAATACGTCGACCTCAATGAGGCCACCCTGGCCGTGGACCAGATTCCAGCCAAGTATGACTGGGAGCAGCGCGAGGTATTCAATCACATCGGGCCCAACATCGAGACCCGGATAGCCAGACTAACTAAGGCCCGGCCTACCCTCAAGGCGCGCCCTGGTTCTAACGAACCCAGCGACATCCGTAAGACTAAGGTAAGTACCAAGTTGCTGCAAAACATCTACGCCGACCAGGATGTCCGCACCAAGCTCCACAATGCCATAACCTGGCTGGAGACCTGCGGAACCGTAATATTCAAAAATTACTGGGACCCGACTCAGGGCAACGTAATATCCATGCCCCAAATGGGGATTGACCCCGCCACCGGACAGGAGGTCCAAGTTGGGGCCGAGGAGATTGCCGAGGGGGACCTGGGGGTAATGGTTTGTTCCCCCCAAGAAATACTGCCAGACTCCTGCTTCCATCAAGACATTAAGGACTGTAAGCGCATCATGCACCAGCGGGCCTATCATGTCGAGGACATCTATGAGACCTGGGGCAAGCGGATAGACCCAGAGGAAAACGTCGCCGCCCGGCTGCAGCGCAGCATGATGGGGCGTGGCACCTATGCTTACGACGGCTATTCCCAGGGACCCAATTCCATGATGCGCGGATTCGCCATAGTCAAAGAGGAATGGGAGCGGCCTTCTGAGAAATACCCCCAGGGGCGGCTCATTGTGGTTGCTAACCAGACTCTGTTGTTCTATGGGCCTCTGCCTTATAAGTGCGACCCAGGTGGAGTCCTTGGGATTCCGATGTCCAAGGTCGTGTGCCTGCTGCGCCCTGGCGTGTTCTGGGGTGACACCGTGCTGCGGAGGCTTATTCCCTTGCAGCGGCGCTATAATGCACTGCGCAACCGCAAGGCCGAATATCTTGCCCTGTGCTCCATCGGCACCTGGATTATAGAAGAAAACTCTATCACGGACGAGGCCCAGTTCCAGGACATGGTGGGAGAACCCGGCTACATAGTACACGTTCGCAAGGGGACTTCGGTTCTCCCTCACCGAGCCGAGAACCAGTCGTTGCCGCCTGCTTTTGAGAGTGAGCAGGCCCAGATTCTTCAGGAGTTTTCGATACTCTCCGGGGTATCCGAAATTTCCAGGCAGAGCAAGGCGCCATCAGGCGTTAAGTCCGGGGTGGCCATGTCTTTAGCCCTGGAACAGGATGAGACCCGGCTCTCCACTGTCGCCTCCAACATTGAACTTTTTTTAATCGACCAGGGGGCCATGTGGCTGCGTTTCTACAAACAATACGTTAAGACTCCTCGCTTGCTCCGGTCCGTGGGCCGCAATAATGTGGTTGACGTTCTGGAATGGAACTCCAGCGACCTCAAGAGCGAGGACGTCATCATTGACAGTTTCTCCTCTTTGGCCGAGACTCCTGCACAGCGGCGCCAGATGATTTTCGACCTGCAGGGAGCAGGGTTGCTCATCGACCCAGCCACCGGACAGCTTGACAGGAATATGCGCAATCGCGCCCTGGAGATGCTGGAGTTCTTTAGCTGGGAGACCATCGACGACGATACCGAAATTCATATCACCAGGGCCGAGCGGGAAAATCGACAGATGATTGAGGGCTCCGAAGCAGCGGTCATGTTTTACGATGACCATGTTATTCATATCGCCAAGCACACTCTACACGCTTGTTCGGCAGAATTTGAGGGCATGGTACAAGAGAACCCCCAGATAGGTCAGATGTTCCTGGCTCATCTGCAGCAGCATCAGGAGGCCATGAGTCAGGCCGCCCAGCAGCAGCAGGAAGCTGCCCGCAAGGCCGCCATGGTACCCAACCAAAACATCCGCTACGAGGACCTGCCCCCTGAAGCCAAGGTTCAGTTGTTGGCCGAGGTGGGAATCATGGTTACTCCCGAGGATGTCATTGAGGGCATGGTCTTGGAAGCCAAGCTGGAGAAGGTCAAGAGTCAATTTAGTCAACCCAAGGAACCTCCGAGCGTGGAAGCTAAGCCGGAAGATAAAACCAAGGCTGAACTCGCTCCTGAAAAGGAACCTAAGAAGTAATCAAGTTTCGCCCCAGGGGTTTTACTCCTTTTCCCTTGGGGCGATTGGTATTGTGGACCTCATTTAAGCGAGGGGCGGGGCGCGAGGACTTTATAAGGAGCAAATGTGCTGTTGATGGCAGGACAACCCCACGGGGCCCGAGCCACAACTATAAATGAGGAGGAGTTTTTTGTGTCAGGTACTGAAAGCGTAATCGTCGATAACCCCAGCGTAGTCGTTGAGCCAGCGAGTCCGGCAGTGGGCACTGTGGCTGAGGGGAGTGGCTCTCCTGCACTAGATGCACCAGAGAATAACTATGACCCCCTAACTGCAACCCGCGCCGACAGAGTGGCCGCCTTGACCCAGCGTTTATTAGGGGCCGACGCACCAGCGGCAGAACCCGAACCCGAACCCGAACCCCAGGCGGCAGCTCCTGCAGCAGAACCCGAACCCGCAACTGACCCTGAGTCCCAGGCCGAAGTGCCGGATAAATTCAGGCTACCAGACGGGAGCATCAACCCGGCGTTCGTCAAGAGCTACCAAAGTATGGAATCCATGTATACCAAGCAGAGTCAGCAGATAAACGAGCTTACCCAGGCTGTATTAAACTTGCAAGGCCAACTGCTGACTTCCCAGGCGGCCCCCCAATACACCCCTCCTGAGCCCCCAGCTCCGACACCGGAAGAACTGGCGGCGGCGAACGAGGCGTGGCTGGAGAGATTTTACGAGAATCCGCAGGTGGCCCTGGGGGAGATAATCGCAAACGCAATCGACTCGCAGGTGAAGCCCGTACTTGCGCCTGTTCGGGCAGAAATGGAATTTCAACAGTCAGTGCAGACTTATAGTCAGCAAGTGGCCCAGTTGAGCCAGAAGTACCCCGACCTAGACCAGTATCGTCCTGCTATGCAGGAGATATTGAGCGCGAGTGCCGAGGACCCCGCGGGTGGACTCGACCTGGAGGCTATCCTTAGCCAAGACGGCGGCATGGAGGTCATCTATTTGATGGCCAAGGGCAAGGCCCCTGCGCCTCCGGCTGTACCCCCCAACAAGGCTCCCGAGGAGTTGTTGAAGGACCAGGCGTTCCTGGCCCAAGTGGTCAGCAACCCTGAGATTCAGAAGATGATTTTTGCCAACATTCAATCACAAGTGAAGGGAGAACCAGCGCCCCCCGTTGTAGGAGCTCGGTCCGGCGGGACTGCCCCTGGCCTCGAGCCAGTGAGCATTAAAAATACCAAGGATGCCGCTCGGGCCTCCAGGTCCTACTTCCAGAAGGCGTTTGGTGGCACCCTCTAATATTTTTTAAGGAGAGTGATATTAAATGGCCGTTTCTACTGTAACAACCGTAGCCGAAGCCCTGAAAGAGTTTTACCTCCCTGGGTTGCGCTATCAATTAAATGACCGGGCATCCGCCTTCCTGGCTCAGCTAGAGAAGAATGAGGAGTCCGTAGTCGGAAAAGAAATCGTCATGGCCATGCGCTATGGCCGGGTTGGAGGTATTGGTAACCGTGCCGATGACGGCACCTTGCCGACTCCCAACGCCCGCAAGACCAAGCAGGCCAAGTGGGAGACCAAGAACCTGTTTAGTCGGTTCCAGATTACCGATAAGACCGTTCGTGCTTCCAAGTCCAACGTCGGCGCCTTCGCCAATATGCTGGAGATGGAAATTGCCGACTGTGAGAACGATGCCAAGCTGGACCTGAGCCGCCAGGTATTGGGCGACGCCACTGGCCTGTTGGCTAACGTAACCGGGGCCTCCAGTTATGTCGCTGGCCCGCCTGCCTATCTGTCCATGACCGTCGATAGCACCATGTACCTGGCCGAGGGTATGCTGGTCGACATCACTGACGATGGTGGCAACAGCGGCGTTGGTATCACTGGCGCCACTGCGCGTGAGATACTGCTCGTGGACGACGCCAACCTGACCATTCATGTTAGCGTTGCTTCCGACATCCACAGTGACATTGCGTCCTCGAATGAGGAAATTTACCTGGCTGGCAACTATGGCATGGAGCTGACCGGGCGCGCCGCGGTGCTGGAAGCCAGCAATACCCTGTACGGGCTGGCCAAAGGCACCTATCCGTGGCTGGTTCCTCAGCTCAAGACTGTGAGCGGAGAGATT